TCGGTGAACGCCGTGGTGCCCGAGGTGGTTGGGGTCACGTTGGTCAGGGCACCGCCGCCAGCCGAGTACGAGCCAGAATCACCAACCTCGTTGGTCGTGGCATACGCCGTGGTCGAAGCGCCAAGCGTAGCGGTCGCGGTGTACAGCGCCAGCTTGAAGGTGTTGCCGCCGGTCGAGAAGTTGTGCACGCCTTGCAGGATTTCCTGCTTAAAACTTGTGCACATCGCTTGAGAGATAGCCATGTCAGAGTCTCCTGATTTGGTCGGCTAGATCATTGAACCCAGCTTCGCGTAGCTTTGCGCACACCGTGGCGCGATCTTGTTGTGCGCCCATCTTAATGTAATGTGCGACAATCTTCAACAACTGCTCGCGAAAGGCATGAGCTTGCTGTTGAAGCGCGGGATGTGCTTGATCCGAGATCGAGATGATCTTGTCTACGCACAGCTCTGCAACCTGTTCTGGCGAATGACCTCCGTTATTGGAAGTCACTACGCCAACAGTTCCGACGTTCATATCAAGCTTTGCTGTGAACATGGTCAGCCCTTGTAGAGAAGCGGATCTTGCGGCTCAGGAGGATGAGCAGCGTCAGACATGCGCGTAATTGTAAGATTGTCACCCTCGAAGCTTGCAACAAGGGGATTGTCTAGTCGGTGGTATCCATACAGTTTTTCGTGGTCTGGCACATCCGTATCGAGGAGAGATGACTCAGGCGCCACATTTATCTTGATGCCCTTTGATGCCATCATGGCCAGCCAAAACTCGCAGCAACCACGACCGGCCTCAGCAATCATCAGGTTGGATCGATATGTGTAATCAAGCCCAAAAAGAGATATCTGTCCCACGCCCTGATACAGGGCATATGCCAAGGCATACGCAGCTGTGTTGTTGAAGTAACACATTTTGAGTTCGCTTATCACGTCGGCGAGCGGATACTCCACCAGCGACGGGCACCGATAATCAAGCTCGCATGTATAGATCGGAAACGGCTGTTCGCGCGTCAGCATGCGGCGCATGGGTGCCGTCTGAGTACCGGCAAGTTCAGTGTCCAAAAATCTGCTTGCAGGGTCTAGCATAAAAAGGCGGTCTAGTGGGTAGACCGCCCCCATGACATTGATTCCCCAGACTTCATCATACTGAGCGCCATGCGCGAGTGCTGTGTTGTAATTGCCATTGGACTTCCCCATGGCGACAAGGGCGATGCTTGCGCCCTTCAGGTGCTTGTACTTCATGATGCCTCCCTAAGGCGTTCTCTCCAGTCTTCCATCGCGATACTCATCGCGCATACCCCTGACACTGACAACATTCATCTGTGCCAAGGCCTCTCTGTAGCGCTCCTCATACTGAGCAAGAATGTCGGCCTCGCCCTTCATGAAGGTATAGGCTTCGATCAAGCTGCCGTACAAAAGAACGCTTTCAGCGTTTTCTCCCAACCAAGAGGTGGATGCCGTAACAATGGACTGAGGCTCATAGTAGTAATGAAGCTCTACAGTGTACGCGGCATCCGGCGTGGGGCCGAGAATGAAATTTCCCTGCGTGCTTTGGTTGGACTGCTCGCCGTCAAACTGCGCGTAGAACTTAGGCAAGCCCTGAGTCGCGCTGGACGGGTACGCCTCCCTGATAAAGTTTACGTCCTTATCAAGGAGGTAGTTGTAGTCCCCATCGCTGTCCACGACAGCCAGCGAAAACACGGACAAGAAGTCAGAAGGACGGGCGAGGTACTGATTGCCTGAGGTCGTGGATGCCGTCGCGTTTTTGCGTAGCTCAGGAATCATCACAGACCGATGGATACGTTCCTCGGCCTGCCGCACAAACAACGGGATCTGAGACACGAAGGTTGTCTCCGTGTTTTCAGTGTAGTCCTTGATCGCCTGAACCAGCTGAGAATAGTTCATGTGAACTTATCCTGCCCGCGTATACTTGGTGCCCTTGGTTGCGGCGCCACATCCGCGAATTTTGCCGCCAGCGGCCATCTTCTTAACCATGCCGCCAGCCTTCTTGCCACCGCCAAAATCTCGGTAGTCTTGGGCCTCACGCTGCTGGGCGCGGTTGCCGCGCTCCGCTGCCTCGATCTCTTCATCCGTCGCCTTCTTGGGACGAGGGGGAGGGGGGCCGGGATTGCGCTTCTTGGATGAAGGCCGCGCCGGAGGTGCAGAGGGTGCTTTCCATAATGCTCTCCTTAAAGGTTCTGGCTATCTTACTACATCCACGGTCACGTTACCACAACCGAGACAGATCCAACGGAACCGGCGCCCGAGGCGCCAGAAAGAACGACGCCCGTGGACGGCAAGGCACCAACCTCCCCACTTGCAGAAACGCCAGACGGGGTAGCACCTATAGATGGCAACACACCGACAACACCAGACCCAGCGCTCCCTGAAACACCAGAGACAACAACACCCGTAGACGGCAATGCGCCAACGTCTACAGACGCAGAAACACCAGAAACAACGACACCTGTTGACGGCAGCGCACCAACAATACCAGACGCAGAAACACCAGAAACAGATACATCTACATTGGATGTGACAAAAACACTGTTAATCGTGCCAAGCCCGACGATCTGCGTGGGTTCCAAGTTGTATACGTTGGGTACACCAACATATACAACATACGGTTCAACCCGATCTGGTCTTGGATCTCTTAGGGCCTGCGGATCAACGACACGAACGCGACCAAGGAAGTTTTGAGGGTGATCCGGATCAACGACGTCTTTGCCAACCCGCATGCCGGTGCGCTGGCCGTCCTTATACTCGTAAACGAGATCTTTCAGCGGATATCTAAAACCCGTTTTATCGCATATCCCGTACGCGTATTTACCGGGAGCGTAGCTCATGGGTACGATCTCCACGGGGTGAAGTGCGAAGCGGCCCGGTCTCTATCTTCGTTAGCAGCGAGCTGGAACTGCTCATCATACAGCTGCTTCAGCGGCAATACGCGCTGAATTGCTTCAGGTTTTTTCATTGCGATGTAGTAAGCAAGGCCAGCAACCAGCGCCGGGAGGAAGCGCGGAGGAACGGCTGCTGACCCTGCAATACCAGCTTCTAGCCCAGAAATGCCGCGAAGTCTATAGTAGGCAAGCGTATACTCGCCAGACTCTGGCACGGGCCAGAGCGTGACTGTCACATCGCTAACGCCCCGATTGACATAAATCTGAGTGGGGCGGCCCTGCGTATTCTTGTTGGTTTGCTGTGCGTATGTCGCAACGCTGATGCGCTCTAGCGCCGTATCGATCTGGTTAACGCCACTGCCGGTGCGGAGTTGATGCTCAATAAGATCAATGGTTTCGGCCGGCAGTGTGTACGTCGCTGTTCCCGCTGTCAGCGCCAGCGTCCCCGCCTCAATCGTAAAGAGGTTCAAGCCGCGATTCTGCCACTCCAGCGTCAGGAGATTGAGGCTACGGCGGGCTGTCTTCAAGTCGTAGCCAGACCGCATCTCAAGCCCTGCGCGCTCGAATGCTTCCTCAAACAACTCGGACAGGTCTGGTGTGACAACGGCCATCAGTCAGCCTTTCTGTGACGTGCGGTCTTCTTGGCGATCTTCTTGGGTTGTGCCACAAATTGCTTCCCCTTGCGAGTGCCTTCGCGCTTCGCCTTGCTCGTCGCGGCATACTCACTGGGACTGAGGGCCTTGATGGCCTTCTCAGGCAGATAGCGCTCGCCAGTGGCTTTAGGGCCTTGGGTGGACGGCTTGCCGGATTTTGTCCGCCACTTCTGCTTTGTCCACTGGTCGAGGCTTTTCTGTGGTTTGGCCTTGGCCATCACTTCTTCTTGGTCTTGCCGCCGCGCTTCATGGTCGTGGGCTTATCCATGGCGCCGCCGCGCATCATCTTCTTGGGTTCCATCTTCCCGCCGCGCTTCATGCCCGACGACTTCTTCATTGCACGAGGCTTCATTGCCATTGCTCTAGTCTCCGCTTGCGTTGAACGACGAGGGCTTCGTACTCGTCAGGTGGGTAGGCATCATAATATCCCAATGCCTGCAGCTTGTCACTTGCCGTGACGACTTTCTCTAGATCTTGGATGAACAGCATGCAGTATGGACGTTCAATTGAACTTTCCCACTCCGTCTCCAAAAGGAAGTCCAGATCTGCATCCTCGGCGTCGTAGTCTGGATGGAACTCCATGCAGTGAAGATCGCCGAAGCACTGGTTCAGTCCGTAGACAAACCCGTTTATGTGGTTGATGTCGGGAATCTCGTAGGACGCAACGATTACGAGATCCTTACCTCTTTCGTAAAAAGAGAAGCATTCTGACAGGCCAGAGGCAAAGATATTATCGGTTTCGATAACAAGAACCTTGTCCTCTTTCCAAGCCTGACGCGCGTATGGGCATGCGGGCAAGCCCTTCAGGTGCCGGTTGGGAACCTCAAGCACTTCGCGCGACCAGTCTCGAATATCCTCTTCAATCCCGATATCCACCGCCCGCGTCCTTGTAGCGCTTGGCCAGCATCTGTGCTTTACGGGCCGACCATTGCCCCGGCTTGCCGCCCTTGCCGCCAGCTTTGATGCTCTCGAACAGGCGCTTGCGCATGCTGGGCTTAGTGTAGTTCCCAGCTTCATTCACTCGGCTTTTAGTCTGCCCGCCTTTGGCTTTCTTGTCCGCTTCGCGATACCCAGAGGCATAGGCCGCCGCAGCCTGACGCTCCGCGCCGGCACGAGTCTTGTAAACCTTGCCTTTGCTACCCCACTTGTAGCCGCCGGGAACCTTGCGGACAGGCATCAGACCATGCGTCCCTTAGTCTTACCCCGCTGGCAAACACCATCGCCACGGACTTTGCCGCCTTGCTTCATGCCCTTCGCGCCCAACGGCGCGCGGGTCTCTTCGCCTTTCTTCTTTTTGTCCCGACTCGCGTCAGCCATCATACCGGCAGGGCTTAGCCCCATCTCACCAAGCTTGCCAAACAGGCCGCGACCGGTTGCGATGCCGTAGGCAGGGCTAAGTGTGCCGAGCACATCACCGCCCTTAGCCATCTTCTTGGGTTCTTTCATGGCGTTTCGCTCCAATTGCTTGCCCATCTGGGCGCGTGAGATTGTCATGTCAGCAGTTCCATGCGCGCAAGCTTTTGTTGATGCGGCTATTCGGGTCGTTTGCGGTTTTGGATGACGTATTCTTGGCCTTCATGCCTTTCATCCGCGCACAAAAACTCTTGCGGCGAGCGGCATCCTTCTTCGTTTTGGGTTTGGGCGCGGGAGGCTTCAGATTCATACCTTCACGCTTCGCGGACGCGCGGCCCTTGGCGTTAAGACCCCCCTTGGGGTTCTTTCCTTCTTTGCGCTGCCAAGCTGGCGATTTAGCCATACTCCCTACTCCACCGGATCAGATGCGACGAGAACTCTACCATCTTTCTTGTGGAATGTCATGGCCTGCAGGGCTCTGCGCCCGCTGTATTTTGACCCTGCGGCAAACGCGTCAGGCGGAGCAA